TCCCCGGGTGGCGTTTTCGATATTGTCTTTCCCGATTTTCATAAAAACAATATATTATAATATTATAATATATCAATTACAATAATCCGGTCGTGTGTCCTTTGTCCCTAAGCGATTGTAAACGGTTTTTGTGTAGCCTGGACCGACGTAAAAATTTCTAATGCGGGGAATTTCGAACTTGAATGTTGGAAAGCCCGTGCCGACGATATTCGTAAGCATAGCTTAATCGTACCGGCTGTGGTTCTCAATCGTCAATGTTCACTCCCGGTTTGGCGAATTCCGCAACTGCAGAAACGGGTGTTCGGTCTATGACCGCAAACAGATCTCAAACCGTCTCTCCCGACAGATCCGCCCCGATGGTTTCGGGATCTGTGGGCATGGTGGATGGGTTTTCGGTTTTCGTCTCTTACGACCTGCGGGAAATCCGGGATGTCTGGCAGACCTTTGAGGCCGACGCGGTGCTGACTCCGTTTCAGTCGTTTGCCTGGCTCAGTCAGGTGGCGGCCGATCCAGTTATCGTGTTGGTTTACGAGGGCGAGTGTTTGCGAATGATCGTGCCACTGGCGACTGACCGGATCATGGGCCAACGGCGGCTGGCCTGGCTTGGCAGTTCTCTCAACGATTATAATGCGCCGGTCGCCGGGCGGGAATGGCTTGCGGCGCTTGATGCCGAACGGGCGCGGACGATCTGGCAAGGTATGATGTCTCTTATTTCAAACATCGATTATGCAGTTCTGACCAAATTGCCCGGCTATATTGACGGTGTTGCCAACCCATTCGCTGAAATTGATGCCCGACCGTTCTCCTGTAACGCTTATCGCCTCATGCTGGATGGCGATTGGGGTGCTTTTTACGCGGGATTGCGCGGTGCCAAGTCGCGCCGCCGGTTGCGGGACAAGGCCAAACGAATGAAGAAGGCGGGTCGCCTGCGGATTCGCCAGATCCGGAATCCGGAACAGAAACGGGAGATAATCCGAACGTCAATTGCCTGGAAAACCAGCCAGCTCAGAGCGACGGGCGCGCGCAACAATTTTGCCGACGGACGGATCGAACGGCATCTGGCGGCCATCGTCGGGAATGAAAAAGACGGGCGTTTTCTGCGGGTCTATGTTCTGGAAGTCGGTGATATTCTGGTTGCGGCCAATGTGGTCCTGGTAGCGGGCCACACGATGAATCTGTTTGTTCCGGCCTATAACCATCAATTGTTTGCCAATTGCTCGCCGGGAACGGTTTTGCTGACCAAGCTGATGGAACTTGCAACCCGCGCCGGGTTGACCTGTTTCGATTTCTCCGCCGGGGACGAACCCTATAAATTGGAATGGTCCGCGCAACCCATGGACATGACCTACAATGTTCAATCGCGCACCATGGCCGGCTGGCTGGCGGTGCGGCTGGCATGCGCGCGGATCGATATCAAGCGCATAATCAAATCCAGCGCCCGGATGATGCGCTTTTTGCAAGCCGCGAATCATGCCCTGACACAAATCACCTCCGGCCCGCCCCTTGCGGACCCGGTCGACGAGAGGTCGCCAAGGGCCAATCGCGCCGCTTCAAGCCAATCCCGATACAGCATTTAGTTCGGGTCCAGGCGGGGCTCAGATCACGTCCCGGAGCGGGATCGGACCGGCACGGCGTTATCTGTATCGGAAAGCGAAAGATCAATCTTAGCCAAGTCTTGGCAGGCCAGATCCTCGGTTTGGGGGAAGTCGGGGACCAGGTCTGGCTGATCTCGTTTCTCGACTATGATCTAGGATTCTTTGGCAGCAGTGAGGGTTGTGGTGAACCGGCCACAAACCCATTCACGCTGGAGAAAATGTAAATCAGTGTGAGACGACATAAGGATTGAGGCGGGGTTTTGGTCTGTTTTTACCGGGATTTGGCGGGATTATGCGGGATCAGGCGGTTGTTACCTAAATAAAAACAATGCGATATGGCTTTGGTCAAAAATTTTCGCTGTTTGGTTGATGTTGTTCTAGCGCGACAGTTGCGACCCTGGGAAACCGTGCCTGGATCAGTTTTCGAAATTACTTGAAATCGCGTTTATGCGCGGAATTCAGCCATTTTTCGGGAATTTTGGGATTGCTGAAATGTCCCCAAAAGGGGACGGTTTGAGCGAAGCGGGACAGAACCATAATTAATCCAACAAAATCAATGTGGAAGCCTTGTTTAAGCCCGCTTAAACATCGGGTTTATCTGTCCCCATTTTTTTCGTCGTTTCATCCTGTTCGGACAGCTGAATAGCGACCCGCAAATATTGTGGCCGGCTGGCTCCAGGCGGGGAAAGACTGTCCAGCACGTCGCGAACGGTCTGACAGTTTTTTGGCCGCTGATTCTTTTGTTTTCCTGGACACACACGAAAAGACGCTTCGCCAGTTAAATGACCGGCGACATGAACCGATATTGGCCCATTGATGTTTATAATGGACGGTGACGCGTTTGCGCGCCGGTTGTCATTTGCAGAGGAAGCTTTAGCCAGTATCCGTCTGATTTCTTCGACTTCATCCATGACACGGATACTGACAATTTAAGAGACCAATTAGCCGATGCTGGATATAGACTGGCTAATAATTTCAGCATTTTCAAGTTTTTCTTTCAGTCTTATTGCGTACAAGTTTGAAATCAGCTTTGCTTTGTTTTCCGGGTCCAGTTTCTCGCCCCGCTCATCGAGATGTTCTTCAGCGGCCTTAATGCAGTTGGTCAATAGCTGGGAATCCAACTGCTGTGTGTCTTCCAAGCCGAGCACCCAATCAACTGATACCCCGGCCTCCTGACATAGAGCAGCAATTGCAAACAGTGGCGGGCGGGATTTCAGATCGCGCCACCGCGACACCTGTTCATAGCTGACACCGGTGAGTTCAGCTGATTTTTTCAGGCTGCCAATTGCGCTTAATACGACAGAAAAACGGTTTTTAAATATTGTTTCAAACATTATTGCGTCATTCTGGTTTACAATACGATATAATTGTCGTATTCGTAATTACGAAATTGGGTACACAAAAAACCGACGCGATTCGGCTTTGAGGTACACATGGAAAATTCTTGGGACCGTCACGCGATTCTGGCGGAAATCAACCGCCAAGGCCAAACACTCACCTCGCTTGAAGAAAAAGCAGGCTTGCCGCGCAATTCATTGTCTGTTGCGCTGGGCCGATCTTTTCCGAAAGCAGAGCGATGCATTGCGGCTTTTTTAGACGTGCCTGCAAATATCCTATTTGCTTATCGTGACGAAAAAAACCTCCCTTCCAACAATAATTCTAGCAAATCGACTCAGGGTCGGACCAGTCAAAAAAATGAGTGGGCTTAAACATGGCCTCCAATTCATTTCAAGAAATTGCCGTTTCCAAAATCACCATTCCGGAGAACCGGGCCCGCTCACTCAACAATGCCTGGGCCGAGGTGCTCGCGGAAAGCATTTCCGAGCAAGGTTTGCTCAGTCCAATCACGGTGCGGCCAGTAAAAGGTAGTTACGATCTGATAACGGGCCTTCACCGGCTGGCTGCCACGAAGTTGATCGGCGCGGATACGATATCTGCTCACATTCGCAAATATGGCGACAAAGATGCCGATTATATCCGTCTTGAGGAAATCTCCGAAAACGTGATCCGCAACGAGTTGAATGCGTTGGACCGCGCGCGCTGCCTTTATGAGTTGGATGCGGTCTATAAAAAGCTCTATCCGGAAAGAAAACAAGGCGGTGACCGTAAAAAGAATAATCAAACTGCCATAATGGCAGTTTGGTCTGAATTACTGGACAAGGTCGGGATTTCCGAGCGGGTATTTTTTCGCTCGACGGCCATCTGGAAAGGCCTCTCGGCAGCCTCCCGGAAACGCATCCCAGGCACCTGGCTTGCCGACCATCAGGCGCAATTGATTGAGTTCGCCAACCTTGAAAAATCGGATCAGGCGAAGGTGCTTGATCTGTTGTTTGCCGATGACAACGACCTCAAATCCGTTGGTGAGGCTTGTGATCATCTTGCTGGCAAAACGAAGCCGAGCGCCGCTGACCGTACTTATCGATCGGCGATCGGCAGTCTCGGGCGCATGACACCGACGACACGCGCCTATGTGTTCGACACCTACCGGCACGAAATCGTCACACACGCCAAAAACCAAGGATGGTTCTGATGGGCCGCCGCCCCAAAGATAATCTGACGGGCGATCTGTTTGCCTTTAAGCCCGTTTCGGCAGAAATCACCTATAAGGACCCGCGCACGATACAGGGACCGAGTATTTCGTCGCGTTTCGCCCGCGCCATATCGCAAGCCTGCAAGAATTGCGGAAAATCCCGCGCCGAGATTGCGCGGGAAATGAGCGAATATCTGGGTGAAGAGGTCACAGAAAATACGCTCAATGCCTATGCATCCGAAGCCCGCGAAAGCCATACGATCAATGTTCATCGCTTTGCCGCCCTGATCCACGCGACCGGGGCGTTCGAATTGTTGACATTGCTGCCGGGCGAATTTGGGTTTGGCGTTGTGGACCGCAAATACATGCCGCTCTGCGAGCGCGTCGTGCATCGCGCGCAATTGGTGCAACACCGCGCCGAGATCGACAGGCTGATTGCTCTTGATGATCGGGAAATCAGCGAGTCTGACCTATGACGCGGCAATGTGAAAACCTGCTTCTTTCCGACTGGTTGACGAGTGCCGGTTTGGCCAAGCTAAAGCTCAACGGGCTTCCAAAATCGAAAAGTAAAATTGCCGCGATGATCACCCGGGAAGACTGGGTCTCGCGGGGTCCGAAACTAGCGCGGCGGCGGTCGGGACGCGGCGGCGGGATTGAATACCATATCAACAATCTGCCATCGAATGCGCGTCACGATCTGGCATTACGCCGGCATAAACACCTGGTGCCGTGCGAAATTGGATCCAGTTTCTGCGAATCTCAACCAGAAAATTACACACCGATCCAATCAATCCGCCGCGACGCGCGGCTTGAAGTGCTGGCAATTTTCGAGACCTTTCACGCAGTCAGCGATTTGTCGCTACGGGCCGCCGAATTTCAGTTTGCGATTGCTTGGAAAGCCGGCGCCATACAGGCTCCGGGATGGGTCAAGGCGGAAATCAAGTCCGTTTCAGCGGCGTCCCTGCAGCGCTGGCGCAAGGCCCGCAACAAGGGCCTTCAGCATGATCTGGGGGGCAAGTACAAATCCGCCAACAAAAGCGTTCTGGCGCGCTCCCATGGCGGCGAAATGGCTCTGTTAATTGGCGCCCTGATCGTCAATCAACCGCATCTGACCGCTGACCATATTCGCGATATCGTGCGCGACAAGTTTGGTGACGAGATTGTTGTCGACGACAATTCATCGCGTTCGATCCCACCGGTCCGCACGTTTCAGCGGTTCATCGCCCGATGGAAAAACGAAAACCGCACGGCTCTTCTAAAAATTACCAATCCCGACAGGTTTAAAGGATCCGCGAAATTCAGCGGAACCAATATGAACGTTCATGTGGTTCGGCTTAATCAGCTTTGGGAAATCGACGCCTCACCATCTGACGTCATGACGATAGATGGCCGAATGAATATCTACGCGGTCATCGACATTTTCTCACGCAGAATAATGATTTTGGTCTGCCGGACCCCGCGCACGTCAGCGATGGTCAGCCTGTTACGCCGGGCAATTATTGAATGGGGTGTACCGGAAGAAATCCGCTCGGATAACGGCTCGGATTTTACGTCTTACGAGGCCAAACGGGCGATTAATTCCTTAGGTATTCACCACCACATTACCGCACCATTTTCACCACAGCAAAAAGGCACGGTTGAGCGTCATATCGGTACGCTGATGCACAATATGATGCCGCTTTTGCCGGGATTTTTAGGCCATTCGGTCGCCGACCGGAAGGTGATTGAGGAACGCAAGGCGTTTTCGGAGCGGTTGGGCAAAAAGGAAGAAATCGTTTTCAAGGTCGATCTTTCGGCAAAAGAGTTGCAGGACAATATCGACCGCTGGGTCTCGCTCAAGTATGAGCATAAAGCCCATGGCGGGTTGAATGGTGAGACGCCATTCGCCAAGGCTGCCAGTTATAGCGGCAAGATCAGAAAAATCGAAAACGAGCGCGCGCTCGATTTGTTGCTGACCCCGATTGCCGGCAAGAACGGCCACCGCGTCGTTACCAAATATGGCATACGCCTCGATGGTATGAATTTCATCTCCGGCGCGCTCAATCCAGGCGACCGCGTCTTCATTCGCCATGACCCGCGGGATATGGGCCGGATCTACTGTTTTGAGGAAGATGGCGGCGCGTTCATAGCGGAAGCGATTTGCCCGGAACATTTGGGCATCGATCCCAAGAGTGCACAACTCGAAGTCCAGCGCGAACAGGCGCGACGGATCAAACAAGAGGTTGAACCTCTGAAACGGCAAATCCGGTCGATGAAGCCGCGCGACATGATCGACGCGGTATTGCGTGTCGCCGAGCGGGATGCAGGCAACATTTCCGCGTTTCCGCAAGCCCGAGACATTCACAACACAAAAGACCTGTCAGCGGCCAGTGACGCCCTCGAAATCGCGCGGGATCAAACGTTAAGCGCGGATGAAATCGAAGCCGCCGCCCGCGCGCGGGAGGAACTTGGCAAAAACAACGTGGTGCCGCTGCACACAATTGAGGCGCATGCGGCGAAGACGGGCGCGGCGACTGAGCCGGAAATGGATGACGATCTGGCGTTTTTCACCTTTGCCAGCGCGCATCCGGATCAACTCAACGACATTCAGCGGAACTATTTGGCGGAACTGACCGCGTGCAGAACATTTCAGCAAAGGTTGAGGATTTTAACGGCGAAAGGGTGAATTTATGGAAGCGAAATTTGTTTCGGTGACCAATGTCGACCGGTTTCTGGCGGGCCGGGACAAGGTGTCCCGCCGCGGCGCACCGGAAGCGAGTTGGCATCTGGTGATGGGTGAGCCGGGTTATGGAAAAACCAAGACGCTAACCTGGCACCGGTTGCAAACCACGTCGATCCTGTTGCGGGCAAAATCGGGATGGACCCTGAACTGGGCTTTGCGCGATCTGGTCAGCGAGCTTGGCCTGCAACCGGAACGCACGCGCGAAAAGCTCTATGATCAAGCGATCACCGCCTGCGCCATGCAGCAGCGCGATATTATCGTCGATGAAATCGAACACGCCCTGCGGCATCCGGAAATCATCGAGGCGTTTCGCGATCTATCGGACGAAGTGGAAGTGCCGATTATCATTGGCGGCATGAAAGGCGTTGATAAACGCCTCAAGCGATACCCGCAAATCTATTCGCGGATCGCGGCGGTAACCGAATTCCAGAAATGCTCGATTGATGATGTTCGTCTGTGTTGCACAGAACTTTGTGAAATCGTGATTGCCGACGATCTGGCCGCACTTGTTCATAGCCATACAGGGGGCCGCCTGCGCGAAGTTCTCAATTATATCGCGGAAGCAGAACGCGTCGGGAAACGCACAGGGAAACCAGTCTGTGCGGCTGATCTCAATGGCCACGTTCTGACCAACGATGGCAAGGCGCGCAGCGTTCAAGATTCGATGGCCAGGCATTCGGGGGCGGCATGACCAAGATTTCGGAGCATGTCCTGCACGAACTCGCGAAGCATGAGACGTGTGTTTTGATCGACCAGCTTGATCAAGCCTTACCGGGCCATAAACGGCGCGATATCATCAATGCCGTCGGCGGATTGATACACCGAAAACTGGCTAAGCGCGACTATGCGGGTTGCTACCTCGCCACCGACGCGGGCCGGAAATGGAGTGCGGAAGGCCGCAGAATCACGTCCGGCCCCAATGGGCCACTCACGGGCAAAAGAAGGCGCTCAGAAAACAGTCTCGGTGCGCGCCTCTGGTCGGCACTCCGCACGGAAGGCAAGGCCACAACGAAAGACCTTGTCAGCCTGGTTCGCCGTCAAGACGACAACAACCCGGAAGCAACAGCGGCCCGGTATCTCGGGCATTGGTGTCGCGCTGGGTTTGTCACAAAATTGAAAACCCGTGTTCCTGGGACTTCGCCGACATCAAACGGCTTCGTCAAGTGGCGCATAATCCGCGACAATGGACCCAAATCACCCTACTGGCAGCCCAATACCGGATATGTTGTCGATGGCAATACCGGCGACCAATACAACCTTGATGGCGTCCTGATCGACCAGGAGAACGCATCATGAAAAGGGGTCCCGCAAGTGGACGGGTTCAAATCCCGGTGTCTGTTGCCAACCTTACCGCCGCATGGGGCAATGACGCTCCAGATTGGCTGAGGGTATTGGCGGAAGCCTGCGATGCCACCTCTCAATCGCAGGTCGCCAAACGCATCGGCTATACAAACTCGATGATCTCGTCTCTGCTTAAAGATAAGTATAGGGGCGATTTATGTGCGGTTGAAAAGGCCGTGCGCGGCGCGCTGATGGCCGAGAAACTTAGATGCCCGGGCCTCGGGCAGGAAATCGCCACCAACACTTGCCTTGACTGGCAAAAACGCGCGCGAAAGCTGAGTGCGGCTAATCCTCTCAATGTCCAGATGTTTCGCGCCTGCAGGGGCGACTGCCCGCATTCGCGGATCGGAGCGAAGGGAGTTTAAAATGCTGAGTGATGCGATCCGATTACTGGAAGAAACATACTCAAAATATGAGATCGACGGCATGGTGATTGAACCTGAGGCCGTCAAAAACATGGTGATGATTTTTCAGATTTGGGGCCATGAGGCGCGCAGTCTGGAAGAACGTCTGCACGGCCTAACCGGCCATCACAATTCGATCCTGCCCGAACACCTTGTTAGCGGCAAAGTGTCGATTTTGAAATTCCGGAACGGGACTACCTTGAACGAAGACACAGAAGGAGGCGCGGCATGAGTGACCCGACAATTCGCCAGATTGGCGAGCTTGCGGCGCGAGATTTCGGCATTCCCTTTATCAAATTGCGCGGCTCGCGGTGCAGCCAGCGCGTGGTGTTGTGCCGTCATATTGCAATCTATCTGGCCAGGGAACTGACCCCGGCCGGGAGCGTGGAAATTGGCCGTGTTTTCAACCGCGACCATAGTTCCGTGCTGTACGCCGCCAAGCGGATCGAGCAACGGCTCGCCGATCAGGGTGATCCTATAAACCATCGGATCGAGCGCCTGACAGCTCAGGCCCGCGCATTGTTCGCTGGCCGGACTGACCCTGGCACATTCTGCGAAAAATAAGGAGATCACGTAATGACCCTGGAGGACCTGCAACATCGATCCGTGATCAACCAATCCGTTATCGATCTGGACGGCAAGGGGTATCTGCGCAACGCCAAGGGCGGGCTCGATCCGGTTGAACTGGTGAAGCCGGCAAAACGCCTTGAGGATGATTGCGTGCGCAAGATGATTGAATTCGCTGTCGATCTCAACGCACAGGTCACTCGGTTTCACGGCCATTGTTTTGAGGATATTGGCGCCTTCGAAGCGTTATTGGCCGAAGACTATGGCACCAAGATTGGCGGACGCAAAGGCAACATGACCTTAATGTCTTACGATGGATGCCTGAAAGTCCAGGTGCAGGTCGCCGATCGGATCGATTTTGGGCCTGAATTGCAGATCGCAAAAACGCTGCTCGACGAATGCATGAACGAATGGGCGGCGGAAAGCCGTCCCGAAATCCGCGCCATCATCACCCGCGCCTTCAACACCGACAAGGAAGGTCAGATCAACCGGGCGGAACTGTTCATGTTGCTGCGTCTGGAGATCGAAGACGCGCGCTGGAACCAAGCCATGAACGCCCTGCGCGACGCGATCCGGATTGTCGGTTCCAAGACCTATATCAGGTTCTATCGCCGCAGCGGTCCGACTGCGAAGTGGCAGGCGATCACCATCGATCTGGCCAAGGTTTGAGACCGGTGCGATGAAGGAACCTCGCCCCTATATCGCAGCCGTCCGCGCCACCATGATCATCTACCACGAGCCCGACCTGCTCGAATTTGCGGCCGATGGCGTGAGCCTGGGAGCGGTTCGTGCCGGCAATGGTGAGACCTTGTTTCGCGCGGTCAGACAGGCCCCGCAAAATCTGAAATCCAAGCTCATTCAGGACACCTTCGACAACTTATTGGGTGCTGGAAAACGGGACTGATCACATGTCCAACGCGCAACTCGCTCAAATCCATATCGCCAAAAAAGAATTGCAGATGGAGGATGCGGATTATCGCGCGATGCTGGCACGGGTGGCGGGTAAGACATCGTCAAAGGACATGACGTCTGTTGAGCGGCAAAAGGTGATCGCGGAGTTCAGGCGTCTTGGATGGAAACCGGAAAACAAAGGCGAATGGAAACAGCCTTCGTCAAGCAAGCAGGTTCGCAAGGTCTGGGCGATTGCCAAAGACCTCGACAGGCTTGGTTTCTGGGTGTTGCCGTGGCGCAAAGGATTGGCCGCTCTCGTTAAAAAGGAAACCGGAATTGATAACCCGGACTGGTTGACGCCGGCCAAGGCCAATCAGGTCATCGAAATGTTGAAATCCATTCAGGCGCGCCTCAAGGCCCAAGGCAGAATGGCGAGGTCGTGATGGGTCAAAATCGCGGAATCGAATATGACTATTATTCGTTTGATCGATGGTGCGCGAAGCAAACGCGGCAACCGACAATCGAAAAGATCGCGGCGCGGCGCGCAAATCTGGCTGTCGTGATCCGTTCGCTTCCAATTCGGTCAAAGAAACGGTTTGCATATCAGGCGATCATTGATGGATTAACCCGCGAACAACTGCGCCTCGAAAATGACGTTTTCGACCAAAAATTGCGCGAGGCCAGCCGCCCGCTTGATTGGCCGGATGAGACGACATGACGGCTCTTCCCGGTATATTGGCTGAAATAGCTGAAATTGCCGGCCGTGACGCGGCGCTGGCGGTGGCAAAAGCAAAAGGCGGGACGCAAGCCTATTTTCCAACCCGCCCCGGCCCGAACCACTGGTTGAGCAAATGTGTCGGGCTAGAAAATGCCCGGGCAATCGGCCGGGAACTTGGCACTGGGCATGGCGGGGTTGAATTGCTGGTTCCCATGGGACCGTCCGCAACCAAGGCAGCAATCTGGCGCAAAATGCACGAAATGATTGACGCGGGACATTCCAAGGCTACGATTGCCCGAACCTGCAACGTGCATGTGCGGACGGTGCAACTGCACCGCAACGGCAAGGTGAAGACTGCCGAAAGCCTGCTCGATCAATCCGATCTATTCGACTGATTGGATTTTCCGGAACCCGGCCCCCAGAACCTGCCCCGGAGAAGACCTTCTCCGGTAAAAAATCCCGTTTATCCCCTTAGCGTCATCCTCAATCACAAGGAGTGACGAAAATGGATATTCTCAAATCAGCTAATTTGGTCTTGATTGGACCGGAGACCTGACATGCGGTTCATCAAGCCCGGCCGCCGCGTCACCCGCGTTTTCATCCACTGCTCGGCATCCGACAATCCCCGCCATGACAATGCCGCCACCATGGATGCCTGGCACAAACAGCGCGGCTGGTCCGGCATCGGCTATCATTTCTTCATTCGCAAAAGCGGCCTTGTAGAGCACGGGCGATCAATCGATAAAACGCCCGCCGCCCAGGGCGGCAACAATCGCGCCACCATCGCCATCTGTCTCCATGGCCTCGCCAAATCGAAATTCACGAAAAAGCAGTTCGATGCCCTGCTCGATCTTTGCCACCAGATTGACGAAGCCTATGACGGCAAAGTGACTTTTCACGGCCATTGCGAGGTGGCCGCGAAAGCCTGCCCGGTTATCGACTATAAAAAGGTGCTGACCCTGAATGCGCAGGGCCGGTTTCTTGGAAAGAAACCAGAAGCCGCTTCAGTGACGCCCGGCAACGATTTGGACTTGCAAACGAGCGTATCGCCGTCTGCCGACCATGTCCTGCGGATCGGTTCAAAAGGCCTGCCCGTCGAACTCCTGCAGCGCCGCCTGACCGACCTTGGCTATCATGTCGGCCAGATCGACGGCCATTTCGGCAAGCGGACGCGGGCCGCCGTGCTGGCGTTTCAGGCCGATAACGATCTTATCACCGATGGCGCCGTTGGAGCAGCAACTTACGAAGCCTTCATTGACGCCGAAGCGCGCGAGATCGACCCGGCGCGCGCCGGTGTCGATGTCGCTGCGCTTGCGACTGGCGGGTCGCGGATCGCCGACGCGTCGCTCAAGGGCGGCGGTGCTGGCGCGACGGTGACGAGCCTGGGCCTGATGAGCGCGGTCGGGGAATTCTCCGACCAGTTCCAGACCCTGAAAGCCCAGGTCGAACCTATCGCCGAACCGTTCGGCGGTCTCAATACGTTTCTGCTGATCGGTTTGCTGGTGGTTGTCGGATACATGACGTGGCAGTTTGTCCGCTCCGGCCAGGCGCGCGCCGAAGACCACCGCACAGGGAAGACGCCCTGATGGGAATCGCGTTTGTCATCCTTCGGACCTTCTGGAAGCCGCTGGCGATATTTGCGCTGGTCATTGCTGTTTACGGCGCCGGATACCTGCGCGCCAAGCGGGCCTGCGAAGCGACCAGTCTCAACGCACAAATTGCTGAAATGGACCGGCAGCGCCGCGCCGCGAACGCGGTTCTGCGCCGGGCATCGGACGCCAGCCAGCAACGTGTCGAGCAAATCGAAATTTTGAACCGGAAGGTGGAAGCCTATGAAGCCGTCCTTGATGATGCGAAGCGTTGCATTCTTGGCGATGATGACGCTCGGCGCCTGCACGACATTCAGTAGCGTTGCGGGCGGTAAGGTCGCGGACATCGATCTGCCAGTGTTGCCATCTGATTTGCGTCAAGCCTGCGCCGATCCGGGCGTGCGTGCCGGGCATGACGTCCGCGCTGAACTGGCCCGGAATCGTTATGCGCTCGCTGCCTGCAAAAGAAAACATGCCGGCATGATCGATTTCTATGACGATGTCCGGGAATCATTCTGATGTTTGACGAACTCAAAAGCATTGCCGGCATTGCCGCGCTCGTCGTTTCGCTGATCACCTCTCTCTATGCCTGGCTGACCAGCAGGTCGCGCGCTAATTCCAGCCATCTCGCTGAGGTTGACCAGAATCTAAACGATCAGGAAGCGCGCCTGGCAAAACTCGAGGGTGAGTTCGAGCATCTACCGACTCAGGAAAGCCAGCATCAGCTCGAAAAGGCGCAGGTCGAGCTCAAGGGCGATATCAAGATTCTTAATGAGGCGGTTCGCCCCATCGCCGCGTCGGTCCGGCGCATTGAAGATTTTCTGGTCAAGGAGGCGAGCATCAAAAAATGAGTGACTTTGCCGAATGGGAACAACATCACCTGCGGTTGACGATCCTGCGCGGATTACTGGACGCGCCCAATTATACCAGCAACGAAAGCATCATTGCCCGGGTGGCTGAATCTTTCGGTTTCAGGCGATCCCGCGATCATCTCAAAAGCCAATTGCGCTGGTTGGCCGATGTCGGCGTGATCAAGCTGCAGGAGACCGAAGGGTTCCTGATCGCCGAATTGTTGCGCAAGGGTCAGGATCATCTTGAGGGCCGGATTATTGTCGACGGCATCAAGCGACCAGGACCGGCGGCGTGATATGGCAAAGTCTAAACCGAAACGCGGGCGCCTGTCGTCGCTGGAATTGCTTCCCGATGAAGCCCGGCCGTTTGTCATTGCCGCAATCGAATCCCTGAAGGCGCGGCAACGCACCCAGGACGATATCCGCATCGAGCTTAACAATCATCTTCTGTCCCTTGGCTTGGATCCGGTTTCGAAAACCGCATTCAACCGCAAAGCGCTGGCGGTTTCAGCGGCGGGTGAGCAGCTTCTGCAAGCCCGTGAAGTCGCATCGATCATGGCGGAAAAACTCGATGAGGCCCCAGCCGGCGATATCGGCGCGCTGCTCAACGAAACCATCAAGACGCTGGTTTATGACGTCATCATGGAGCAATCGCTGTCCGACGAGTCGGCGTCAATCGACATGCTGAAATCCGCGTCGCAGGCGCTGATGCGGCTTGAACAGGCCCGGAAGATGTCGGTCGAAACCCGCGCCAAGATCATGGCCGATTTCGCCGACAAGGCCGAAGACGCGATTCACAAGGTCAGTAGCCAAGCCGGGCTCTCGGCAGACCAAGTGGCGCAGATCAGGCGCGAAGTTCTCGGGGTTGTCAAAAAATGACGCAAACCCCGCAGCTGCCCGACCAACTGAACCCAGCAACTATTCTGGCGCGCAACGACGCGGAACTGCCCAACGAATTACCGCGCGGCGCCGAAATCCCGGATGATTTGGATCCATTTGCCAACGGCATTCTGATGGATCACCAAAAACGCTGGCTGGAAGACGACAGCGATTTAAAGCTTGGCGAGAAGGGCCGGCGAACCGGGCTGACCTTCGCCGAAGCGCTGGACGATACCCTGATCGCGGCATCCTCTCGCGAAGCGGGCGGCGACAATGTTTTCTATATTGGTGACACCAAGGACAAGGGCCGCGAATTCATTGGCTATGTGGCGCACTTCGCCCGCATTGTCGCCGGGCAATTGGTGAGCATCCAGGAATTCGTTTTCAAGGATCAACGGTCCGATGGCACGACACGGGACATATCGGCGTTTCGTGTCGTCTTTGCGTCGGGCTTCCGGATCGAGGCGCTATCCAGCCGGCCTGAGAATATTCGCGGGCTCCAGGGCGTGGTGGTGATCGACGAAGCGGCATTTCACAAGGATGTGCGCGAGGTCATCGATGCGGTCAACGCGCTGTTGATCTGGGGCGGCAAAATCCGCGTGATTTCCACCCACAACGGGGTGCTCAACGCGTTCAACGAACTGATCGCTGAAACAAGGGCAAGTAAAACGCCGTTCAGTCATCATTTTATCCCGTTTCAAACAGCGATCGATAACGGGCTTTTCAAGCGGGTTTGCATCATCAAGGGCCGCAAATGGTCGCCGGACGCCGAGGCCGAATGGGAAGCAAAAATCCGTTCGGCCTATGGTCCGCGAACCGCGGCGATGAAACAGGAACTCGATTGCATCCCCGCCGAATCCGAGGGCGCGGCGCTGACCCGTATCCAGATCGAGGCCTGTAGCGTCGATGTCCCGATTGTTCGCTGGTCCCGCGACGATGATTTCAAGAACGCGCCTGACCATATCCGAAAAGCCGACGCGCTCGATTTTTGTGAGCGGGAACTCAAACCCTTATTGGAAGCGCTCGATGTAAGACGCCAGCATGTCTTTGGCGAAGATTTTGCCCGCTCGGGCGATCTGACCGATATCTGGATCAACGAAATCGCACAAAACCTGGATCGCTGCTGCCGGTTGCTGGTCGAGCTTAGAAATGTGCCGTTCGATCAACAGCGCGATATTCTCTACTACATTGTCGACCGATTGCCGCGCATGTCGGGCGGCGCCCTGGATGCGCGCGGCAACGGGCAATATCTGGCCGAAAAAGCGCGCCAGAAATATGGGACATGCATTCACGAGGTGATGTTTAGCCAGGAATGGTATCGCATGGAAATGGTGCCGTATATTGAAGCCTTCAACGACGCTTGTTTGGAAATTCCCCGCCACATCGATGTGCTGAGAGATCACCAGTCGCTCCAATATGTCAACGGCATTATCAAAGTGCCGGACGATCATCGCTTTAAGGGCGAGGATGGGGAGATGCGCCATGGCGACTCGGCGATTGCCGGGGCATTGGCCTATTACATTTCGCGCCAGAACATCGCCGAATACGGGTACAAAAGCCCGGGAAGCGAAGGCGAAAACCACAATTTAAACCCAGACGATGACGATTTGCAGTCGTCGCGGCAGAAATGGGAGAAAAATGGGGGCTGGGGCCGCCCGCTGGGCGCCAGGCTAAGGGGGAGCATATAACCGATGACCGATCGCCCACCGCCACTCGTCGATAAACATGGCCGGCCGCTGCAACGCGGCGTTTTGAAAAAGGACGTTGCCGGTCCAACCCTGACCGGTGTGCGCTCGGTGATATCCGGCTATCCGGCGGACGGACTGACACCGGACCGGCTGGCTGTCATCCTGCGCCAGGCGGACCAGGGCGACCCGCTGCGGTTTTTTGAGTTGGCGGAACTGATTGAAGAACGCGACCCCCATTATACCGGGGTCCTCTCGACGCGAAAACGATCGGTGTCGCAGTTGGAAATCGTTGTCGATGCGGCATCAGATGACGCCGACCATATGCGCCATGCCGATATGGTGCGTGACTGGATCGAGCGCGACGAATTGAGCGGTGAATTGTTCGATATTCTGGATGCCATCGGCAAAGGCATCTCGATGACCGAAATCATCTGGGATACGTCCGAAGGGCAATGGAAGCCGGAACGGCTCGAATGGCGCGATCCGCGCTGGTTCACATTCGATCGCAGCGACGGCAAAACGCCGTTGCTCAGAACCGATTCTGGCGACCAAGCATTACCGCCGTTCAAGTTTATCCAGACGGTCATCAAGGCAAAATCCGGTTTGCCAATACGCTCTGGAATCGCCCGCGTGGCCGTCTGGGCCTGGATGTTCAAGGCCTTCTCATTACGCGACTGGGCGATCTTTGTGCAGAGTTACGGTCAGCCGATCCGCGTCGGCAAATATGGCGCGGGCGCGAGCGACGAAGACAAAGAGACCTTGTTTCGCGCGGTGGCAAATATTGCCGGCGATTGCGCGGCGATCATCCCGGATTCCATGTTAATCGATTTTATTGATCCACCAGCAACAACCAACGGCTCGCAACTGTTTCGCGAACGCGCCGACTGGCTGGATCAGCAAATCTCCAAAGTGGTGCTGGGTCAAACGACGACAACGGATGCGATATCGGGCGGCCACGCGGTCAGCAAGGAACACCGCCAGGTCCAGGAGGATATCGAACGCGCCGACGCCAAGGAGCTATCTGCGACCCTAAACCGCGATCTGGTGCGGCCATGGGTGCAACTGGATTCCGGCCCGCAAAAACAATATCCGAAAATTCGCATCGGACGGCGCGATGAAATTGAACTCGGGCCAGTGGTCGACGCGGTTGAAAAACTTGTGCCGCTGGGGTTGCGCGTCGCTAAATCCGACATGAATGAACTTGTCGGCTTGCCGGTGCCAGACGATGACGCCGATATCCTGGCGCCGCCACCTGCGCACTTGCCAATAGCGGGGTCTGAAACCGCAACCGCGGAACCAGGCGAGCTTGACGATATTGATGCCGAGGCAGCGACACAGGCGCGGCAGGCCGCCATTGCCGATACCTTGGGGGCGGGGCAGCCTGACGGCCTGGACGCGCTGCGCGAGGAACTCGAAGCGCAGGCGCAGGGCGCAACGGATATCACGATCAACAAAATCGCCGAGCTGGTGCGCGGCGCCGAAACGCTGGAAGACGTGCGTGCGGCTTTGCTCAGATTATCGCCCGATCTGCCACAGGACCAACTTGCCGGCGCCTTGCGCGCCGCACTGGCCTTTGCGGAATTGTCGGGGCGCGACGAAGCGGATTCGTCCGATGCCTGATTATTTCGCTCGCTGCAATTCAGCAAAGCTGAAGCCTCCGCGGGGGCGACCTGACCGGTCGGCGCGCAGTCGCGCTTTCCACCTTCGGCGGTCTTTTTACCCGCTTGTTTCGGGGATTAAAGATGCCAGATGTTAGGCCGTTTGCGGCAAATCCAACCGAAGCGATTGCGTTCCTGCGCGACAAGATCGACCTGCCGACAGAGACCTGGAGCGATATCTGGCAAGGCATGCATGCCCGCGCCTTTGTCATTGCCGGGGCGCAGAACAAGCAATTGCTCAGCGATTTTCACGATGCGGTAAACCGCGCCATCGAAGACGGCACAACGCTTGAACAATTCCGCCAGGACTTTGATAAAATCATTGAGACACATGGCTGGAGCTACAAGGGATCGCGCGGCTGGCGGTCCCGGGTGATTTTCAATACCAATTTGCGAAATGCCTATGCGGCGGGCAAATGGGCGCAAATCCAGCGGGTCAAGGCGCAGCGGCCGTATTTGCGATATGTCCATGCCGACCCGGAATTGAAGCAAAAATACAGCCGGCCCGAGCACGCCAAATGGCATGACGTGGTTTTGCCGGTGGATCATAATTGGTGGCGCAGCCATTTTTCACCCAACGGTTGGGGATGCCGGTGCCAGGTGCAATCGCTGAATGAACGCGATCTGAAACGTTATGGGCTGAAGATTTCCAAACGCGCGCCGCCAAGTCCGCTGGTCGATCACACGATTCAAACGCCATCCGGACCGGTCATTGTCCAGGCGCCGAAAGGCATCGCCCCCGGTTTTGCCTATAATGTCGGTGAAGCCGCTTTTGGCCGCGCCACGGCGACGCGGGCGCAGGAAGCCCATGGCCCCTGGGAAGCGCTGAGCGCGCCGGGCGAGCTTCAGATCACGCTTGATCCGTTGCCGCTCGATACGCCAAAACGCGGTCCGGGGAAAGGCGTGCGGCCCGGAAATGAGAAAGGCTTTCGCCAGGCATTGCGCGACGCGTTGGGCGGCGATGATTTGATTGTCGCCGACCCGCTTGGCGACCGGGTCAGCCTTAACCAGGCCATCGTCGATCACCTGCTTGATAATGAAACCCGCCAGGATGGCCGCGAGCGCTATTTCCCGCTTATTCCGGAACTGGTCTCCGACCCGGCCGAAATCTGGGTTGGCTGGGCGCAATCGACAAAGTCGAGACGCGTCGTGTTGCGGCGGCGCTATATCAAGCTGATTAAAATCAGCAAGGGCCGGACCATCGGCCTGGTCGCCGATGCTGATAATGGCCATTGGTCGGGCCTGACATTCTTTCGCGGCCGCCCGCGCGCCAAGTCGAATATACGATCCGGATTGCGGATCTATCGGAGGCCATAAATTTCTGATTGATCTGGAAAAAGCCGACGGGCAACCGCTTTCGCCCTGGCGCTCAAGACCGGTAAATGCGGGAAAGCGGCCCCACCAGATTGGCAATGGCAATTAAAGAAATTGACTAGATCAGGCGCGTGTTCATCAGCCCGAATATCAGAAGCGGGGCAATCCGCTCAAATTCCGCATCCGTCATGTCACTTGTGTAGCGGAGCCGACTTCTGTCATGATCGGCGCGAGTGAAAGGGGTCCAGGCCATTTTGATCCTCCGAGTTTCTGCAAAAGCCGGTGAATCACAACCGCCCCTTTCCCTCAACCCTTAATTCCCGGATGGCCTCTTAGCAGAGAACGTAGAGTAAGCTGGTAACTCAGTATTTACACCTCGCAAAATATGTTGTCTGATAGAATCAATGCGTTCAGCTGTTTATGTCAGCAAACGATTCGCACATTCTCTGCAAAAAATATCTTTGAGCTAACCCATATGCCGCCATCTAAAACATGCAAAGCTGCCAAGCCAAACGGAGCAGGAGCTGATCTTTCAAAACTTGCTTTGACTAAAGAATGCCTGAATCAAATCCCTTCAAACCTTTTCGAAAAACTGAAGCAAGGAAAAGCATTTATACTAGACGAGACCAGCCTCACAGAACAAGAATATGAAACAATTATTTTTGGTATAGATGAAGGAATTTTGTCTGAAGAGCTTGTCGTAATTCGCGAAAATGGACATCGTATTTTAAGAGTGGTAGTCCATGAAATAGATAAACAAAAAAGACGGAAGATGGGGTACGCAAATTACGAAAACGAACTTACAATTCAGAATTACATTCCTAAACAGATAATTGTTGATTCGCAGACATATAAGATTTTAAATACCACCGATAAATCGTAACTGACTTTTAAACGGTAGATCGTGGCGATGACAGACATAATCGGGAATCAGTTCACCTTTGTTGACTGGCGGCCTGTTCCGTCCATTCCAATTCAGAAAAAGATATTACGCGATCAAGAATGGGACAAATTTGAAGTCTCTGATGATTTTTCCGCCCGCTTTCGATATTGCGCTCTGAACGATGGAATTATTGTATTCCAGATCAAAACAAAAGATGCTCAACCTCCCACTTCTATATTGCACGTAGCTCGCCAAATTTCGTTTGAAATTAAGGAGCGGACAAAACACTGTCACCTACTCCATCGTTCCGGCAGAGCAACTAATCGAGACGAATTTCGCTTAAGTCCGGTTCTAGTCGAAGACCCATTTTCCGACCAATTTGTTAATCATTACAAAGAACGTCATTGTATCCAGGATGATACATGGACAGAAAAGAGCAGCCTCGCTGAGGTTTGCCTGGATTCTCGATATTTGTCAGAAGTGCGTGCCTTGAAAAGGTCGACTGGATCTGTCACCGATGAAAAAGGCCTTCTCGTCACGAAAAAATTGTACAACAAAATTTTTGATCGTACGTGCTCAATGGTAAAATCAATCGATGAACATGCAGGATTTTGGAGAACTGATCTAATTCGACAAAGTGAAATTGGAAAGCTACTGATATTTGGCGTTCCAGCGCTCGGTGGTTTTTCTTTATATATCACTGCTGCTATTGGCCTGAGCGGAACTTTAATTACAAAATTTTTAGTTGTTTCAATTCCAATTATTTTGATTTTTTTGTTATCTGTGCATTACTATTATAACGTGATGGAGCATATCTTTCGTAAAATACGCCTGTTGAAAAAAGCAATTTGCTATTTTTACCATGCCAATACGTTGTCCAGAGTTCTTTGGGAAATCTATGACAAAAGCCAAAACTATTCTCCTGAGAACGAGTACAATCCGACAATTGGTATATTTCAGTCACTAATTGACGGCTGCTCCAGGCGCCTCAAGATCTATGATTATTTTGTTGGGTTGGTCATCGGCGTAATGGGCTTGATAATTACGGTGGCAATTTTTCTGCTCTCACAACGTCCGTAATTTTCAACGGGATCGGGATAATGACTTGGTTGTGTTTTGATACAAATCAACTGAAACGGATAAAGAGGTCGCGCGTTCAGTCTGGTCGGGGCTGGGTTTTGTTGCAGCGGCGCTATATCAATATGTCCACTTAACCTTCTTGACTTACGAATGACATGACGGTTTCGATGGGTCGTCGCCCCATGTTTCGATAGCCCAGATGCGGGCGTTCGATGTTGTAGTGGGTCTGTAGTGGGTCTGTAGTGGGTCGGCCAGGTGTCGAGATCGGCCTGGTGGCCGATGCCGATAATGGCCATTGGTCGGACCTGACATTCTTTCGCGGCCGCCCGCGCGCCAAGTCGAATATACGATCCGGATTGCGGATCTATCGGAGGCCATAAATTTCTGATTGATCTGGAAAAAGCCGAAGGGCAACCGCCTTCGCCCTGGCGCTCAAGGCCGGTGAATGCAGGAAAGCGGCCCCACCGATCTGAGCACAATGACTATAACAATTCGTTCTTGTCGCCGCAAATGGTCACCGCACTGGAGCGCCTTTGACAGGAAACTGACGCGATTTATCGTTCGCCGGCATGCGTGGCCATGCGGCAAACGTCAAAGAAGGGCGGGGAGCGGAAATTCGCTGCGCGGGATTCCGAGGTCCGCAATGCGCAGCGAGCGGACTTTGCGAAGTTGGGATTGATGGTGGGTAACGGTTTTCAGCTCCTGAAGTATGAGCGGCATAATGAAGTTTGGTATAGTTATTGGGCCGGACTTTTGATGCGCGACGACCGCCAATGCTTACCTGTTTCATCGATAGCGTGGGCTCAACCGTCGCGCTGGTAATACTCGTAGTTTTCCGGTTATGATTAAGACGTGAGTTTTGTGCAATAAATTCCTCAGACATATAGTCAAAAATTGAATGAGACGTGAGATGAAGATTACAAGGGTAAAATCAATATATGGAATACATCTCGCCATAGTCTTAGGAACCGCATGGATCGCAGAAATTGCGGGCGTTGCTACTTGGTATGTTGTGCTTGCGATTGGTTTTCCGCTTGTTCTGACTTTTCTGCCTCGGACGAGCAATCTCTCGTATACAGTGAACGTGCGGATACTTTTTCCGATTTCAGTTGGCCTTTTTTGTGTGGCACTGTTTCACTATTTCCCGCAAATGTTGGACAGTGGGGATGTCAATGGCCTAGCGAGCTACCTTAAACAACATGGTATTGAAGACTTTGGCGGCTCTCGTGATGGGATCGGCCAAGCTCTTTTTCAGGTAAACCCGATATTCAAGGATTCTGTAACTGTTCTATACGCGATTTGCGCCGCGTTCCTTCTTTGGAAAGGTTTGTCTGATTTTGATGAGTTGAAGCATATTCTGTACGAAGAAGCAGGTGTAATCAGGTCAATTGCAGATTTTGCAGAGTATTTCATGTCGGGCGGCGCCCCTGAAGCTAACGACGCACCAATTCATAAGCTACGCTCACTTCTATCAGAGTACGTAGAAAATATTCTGAAAGACGGAAGGGTGGTAACTGCTGCTAGGAATGAAGTAATACTTGAGGAGGGAATTTCAGTAGTATCGAAGTTAGAGATTGGCGACAAGAATGACGAAATCGCACTGGAAGAAATAATGAGAGCACTCACTCGAGTTTCGACTCTTAGAAGCAAACGAGCTGTTTGTATCGAAAAACGAATGTCACCTTTTATATTAGTAATCATGTTCTTGATGTCGACAACCATGGTTTTGTCATTCTTCGGTAAAGCAACAGGGAGAATCAATATCGATTATGTTTATGTGTTTTTATTACCAACATTCTATACATCGATCTTCATGACGCTTCTTGACCTAAGTTCGCCGTTCGACGGGTACTGGGCGATCAAGCTAGAGGCCATAGATGGTGTTCGAAAAAAGTTGGATACTCGCAAAAATGTATCACTTTGAATGGATTTTCCCCTCTATTGCGGAGCGCCGAAAGGACGGCGTAACATTGGCTTCCTGTTCTATCTGTGAACTGGCCCCCATTTCGACCGGACACCTTGGCCTGACCGAGGAGGCTTAAGGCTATCCTTAAGCACGTGCTTATGTCTGTGATTGAAATCATCACCGATGGCGGTCGCCGTCGGCGCTGGTCTGCGGCGGAGAAGCTGGACACTTCTGTGATGGTGTGGATACGCCCTTCAGCCCCGAATGGGTATCATTTCAAGGATACCCATGATGA